GTTCTATTGAACTACCTGATGAACCTCAAAAAGACTACGAGTCTTACCATGATTGGCAGTATCGTGAGATGATTGAGGAAATTGAGAACGCTATCCGTATTCTCAAAATGACAGATGAGGAAGTAGTTTCAACCTCAACTTACAACGCTATCGCTAGATACTTGTAAAATTGGGAGGGGTGTAAAAGCCCCTCTCTCTATCCCCTGCGTTCAAGGCAGATTTATCTGCGAAAGTCCCCTGGGGATCGTCCTGAGCATGACTCTAAACTGCTCCACCTCCTAACTTGACAAATGTCAGACCCCAATGCTAAACTTAGTATTAGAAAGAAAGGAACTAAGATGATAGCAACCGCTATAGCACTACAACAAGCAACACAAGAAGCAGTTCATGATGAAATAACAATGAGCGTGGCTTCACAACTATTTCACGCAAGAAATGAAATGTCAGATAATGATTTCGCAAGAGCATTGTTTGAGTATTCTGCTCTGCTCTCATCACTAACAGCAACACTTGTAACTAATGTTCTATTGACAGAAGACCAAATGGACGCTATGATTAGTGATATCAAAGAATTTGATGAACTTGGAAAGGATATAACAAATGGAAACTAATGAAATACATATGACGGAGGAATTCCTTCGTAATCGAGTTACAGAACTAGAGGAGCGAGTAAAGACTGTAGAAGAGTCTCATGCTCGTGTTGTACAACGTGACTTTAGTACTGCAGCAGCACTCACTGCAATGTCAACTGGTCTACATGAATGGACCATGGAGAATCTAGAGAATGGCAACATCACTGAAGAGCAGGCTGTTGAACTTTCTGAGATTGGTGCATTCGATTTAACTAAGGAAGTTGAAGCAGAAGTTACCGTAACTTACTATTTAACACTTGAAGTTCCTGCAGGTGAAGACGCAGAATCATTAATTAATGATATTGATTTTGAAGCAATCACATATGACATGAGCATTGTAACAAATGTTTCTGCAAATATAGATAGTATCGATATCTAAATAAATTTGCGTGGTTCATGAAAGGCCACGCAATGTGCACGGATCTCTTCTTTCATCCTTTCTTTCAAAGAGACCGTGAGGGACCTGAGCACGTCCACGTAAACTGCTCACTTCCTCAAAAAGTGGTCGGCCCGTTTTGTCCTAAAATGTCCGTTTTACGTAGTTACGATCAAAACGCCCGAATTCCAGGATTTGCTTTTGTCAGCCCATTGTGCTAAACTTTAGATAATAAACAAACAGAAAGGAAATAAATATGGCTCATGAATTAGAATCTGCTAATTCTTTCGCTTCATTCCGTGAACCTGCTTGGCATGGTTTAGGAACTGTTTTTCAGGAGGAAGTTAATACTGAAAAAATGTTGGAACTCGCTAACCTCGATGGTTGGAATGTTCGTCTTGAAGATGTAGAAATCCCATCTACTCTTACATCTGATAAATCTTATCAATATGTTGTGCGTGATAATCCATTCACCGCAAATCAAGTTGATGTCTTAGGCGTTGTTGGTGAACGCTATGTCCCACTACAAAATGAAGAACTATTCACTTTTGGTGATGCAATTCTTGATGGTGGAGGTCGTTGGGAGACTGCTGGCTCATTGCGTAGTGGTCGTGTTGTTTTCGGTTCTCTTGCTCTTGAGCGTGAGACTGTTCTTGACCCTAATGGTGTAGCGGATAAGGTTAAAACTTATCTTCTTGTTAATACATCACACGATGGTTCTGTTGCTATTCAAGCAAGCGTGACACCTGTTCGTGTTGTATGCGCTAACACTCTCGCTGTTGCTCTTGGTCGAACTAAGAAATCAAATGGCGTTAAGCAATCATTCAAGATTCGTCACACACAATCTGCTGAGGGTAAAGTTCAACAGGCTCGTGAGGCTCTTGCTGTTGCTAATGCTTACATGGACGAATTTTCTATCATGGCGCAACTCATGATTGAAAAAGAAATCACAGCGCAACAATTCAATGATATTGTTTTGGCTGCGTATCCTAAGCCTGATGAAACTAAGAAAGGCGCACTTTCTAAGTGGACAAATAAAGTTGATTTAATCAATGATATTTACACAGGTGAGTTTAATGGCATGATTGCCAATACTGCTTGGGGTGCTTGGAATGCACTCACAGAAAGAATCGATTGGTATCGTGGTGGTAAGCGTGGTCTTACTGAATCAATCCTAATGGGTTCAAGTGGTTTTGACCCTGCTATCACAGCAGAAAAAAATCGTTTGCTAAATGTTGTTCGCAACACTTTAGAATTAGTTTAATCTAATTCAACTCCTGAGCATGAGTATAAACTGCTCTATTTTTTATTTGACAAAAGATCAAAAAAGTGGCCGACTAAAAATATCATCAAAAACTTTTATTACGTAACCGACTAAAAATGTCATGAATTTTTTTTATTACGTAGAACTTGCTTTTTCCCCTAGATTTTGGTAGAATAATAGTAGAACCCATGAAAGGAAATATAATGCTAGGATATACAACAGAGCAGGTAGAGAATATGGCTATGATATTAAACTATTCTATCCATCACCATATTAAGGATACTAAGTTTGCAGAGGAAGATGTAGCAGTACTTAGAGATCTAGAGGACTTCTTACTAGGACTATTGGCAGAGGGACGTGTTTGACATACCCTGCCTAATTTGCTAGAATAATACAAAGACCTATAGAAAGGAAATCCAATGCCCAATTGGTGTTTTAATTACCTAGATATTTCAGGTGGAGACGTATCTGCTCTCAAAACCCAACTCAATACCCCCTTTGAGGTAATGCATGATAGTTGGAACAGAGAAACAGGACAAATGGAAAAGAAACTGTTCAAGTATTCCAAACCTGTATTTGCATTCTGGAACATTGTCAAACCTACAAACCTAGAAGCCTACTATGGCCCACAACCTGAGACAGACTTATCTAAAGGACTATCCTTTGATTCAGACCACTGGTATGACTGGAATGTGCGTAACTGGGGAACTAAATGGGATGTATGTGTCAATGAGGACGATAAGTATCCTGAGACTGAGTTGACTGGTGAAAGTAAGGACTTTATTTCATACCGCTTCAATACCGCTTGGTCCCCACCTGTTGAGGCTATCGTCAAACTATCTGAGCAGTATCCTAATCTAGTATTTACTCTATCCTTTGAGGAAGAGACTGGTTGGGGTGGCGAGGTAGTCATAGTAAATGGAGAACCTACAGAAACAGAATCCTACGATAACAAATGTAGGGACTGTGAAGCACTCAACACATTACAGTATTGTGATAACGATTGTGGAGAAATCTGTGATTCTTGTCACTATTTAGGCGAGGCAGACTTAGAAGCAGTTGCAGAATGCGAGGAGCATAAAGTATACTTGACTGAAGAGTATGTTCCCAACTATAGAATGGACCAAGTCGATGTCTGATTATTTATTAGAATACATGAAGATACATCTGGTTTCTATTGAGCAGGACCAAGCAGAGGTATCAGAACAAATGGAATCACTTGACCCTAGTTCTAAAGACTATGCTGAGTTAGACTTTGAATATAACTGGTTAGGTGGGCAGATTATTGCTACCCGTCATTTTATCAAGATAGGAGAAGAGCATGCACAGTGACTTCAATCCAGATTACAATCTAAGCGAACATCTGCAGCATATGGTAGATGAAAACATACCAGCCTTGGATATCATTCATGGTGAACTTAAGAATCTTATGTATGAGGCCCAACTAGAACTAGAAGAGGCGCAGCGCATAGAAGAAGCCAATGACTATGACGACGCTATGGAATCCATGGAGCGTAAATACTGGGAGGGACAGTGTGACGCTCTTGCTGCAGTATATCAATTAACATATCAACTATCATTTGCTATCGCAGAACGGGAGGAGTAATGGAGATCTTGATCATGCTGCTTGCCATAATTATGTGTGCAGGTACCTTTAATATGTTCTTTACAAATGATAAGAAGTGGTAATATGTGGCAGCAATTGACATTAGACCTACAATTTGATACACTAGAAGAAAACCCTACTACCGAAAGGACCCACAATGGGAGCACGTTGTACATTCGTTTTTAAGCAGTCAAAGGACCAGGCTGTGGCCTTATATAGCCACTGGGGTGAATATGACATGTATGAAAACCTGGCAGCAGCATTGCAGCATGCACAGCCACGTCTAGAGATGAGCGATGCGCCATATGCGACTCGCATGGCAATCAGTTATCTAATTCAAGATAATATATTGGAGGAGACAGGTTTTGGAATTTATGCCTGCGACCCCAATAACCTGGGATTTATGGACCACCCCGTGCTTATCGACTTAATTAATAAGACTGTAGAAGATGACACTGGGACACACTCTATACAAGATTTCATTAACTACCATGGTCTTGTGACGACGGTCACATCCTAGGAGGGTTGGGTCCCCTCCGAAATAGGGGGGCGTGGGTGGCACCTTTCTTCCACTTGCGCCCCCACCTTTTATTTGATACAATGACTACTAAGGAGAACTATGAGAAAACATAAACTAACTGACGAGGAAAAGGTTGCCATGCGTATTTCCGCTATCGTATCTGACCTTCGCCTTGACATTGAGCAAGTGGGCGAGTATTTAGCAGTAATCGCACCAACAGTTTCCTACAACAGACTCATCACTATCGCAGAGAGCGCACAACACCACAAAGAGGAGAAATACAATGAGCAATACCAATACAGACTTTTCTAGCAGATGTAGTATCTTGGGGGACTTGTGGCTAAATTATAAAAGCGAACCTGAGTTTGAAGATTTTATTGAATACAATGATATTGGTTTGCCATTAGCGTTTGCTATCTCGCAAGAAATTATTCCTGCTTCTGACATGGCTACAAAATATGTAAATGAAACATGGGATTTATTTTTAGAATCATTGGGACTTCCTGATGCTGGTTTCACAAGCCTTAACGAATTGCTTGACAATTCATAGGCTGCGCTGAAAAGCGCCGACCTATCTTTTTGGGTATACAAACCATTACGATACCAAACCATTTTTCCCAGATTACGATCAAACCATATTTTTCCCAAACCATCTACCATAATATATTTTGTTTGTCAAACCATTGTATCTATGTATACTTGTATAGGTAGTATTACGATATCTTTTTATCCCCCGCCAAATTTGGGGCGCCCAGCGCAAAACACAGGATAAAAAGACATTACGAACGCCATCCAAAAAATCGCTGAAAGTTTGGGCGGTATAAAGAGTGTTACAATTAATATATGAGTCCAAGACACTTTTCAAACTATAGAGCAAATGATCCAAAAGGATATCAAACCTTTAGCGATAATATGCATAATGCCTTTGTATCTATTACTCATCTTATAGGTTTGGGTAAGTTCTTTTCATTTTCCCCCGCCGTTTTGCCCGCCGAAAAGCGGGCGGGATCTGAAGAGAAACCCAAACAATCTATAGGTACACATAAACACCTATATAAGTAATAACAAACCATTGTTTCCTGGTTTTCAAACATTTTAAAACATTTTCTGGCATAATAAAACATATTACGAAATTATCAGAATTTTCCCAGACTTTTGGCAATTTTTCATTCAAAATAGATTACGAAGATACTTGACAAACCATGGTTTTGAATGTATAATGCCAAACCTTTTATACATGGTTTGACAGATATGGGGCATATATGGTATAAGGATACAATGGTTTGGGATATATGGTTTGATGGTTTGACATTACGATCCCCGCCTTAAAAAGCGCTCCATACTCCACTATCCTCCACTTCACTCCACTTTAACCCTATCTAAAAATAATATCAGTAAGATATATCTGTGGATAACTTCTATTGACAAACCACCTATCCTGATATATACTTAAACCATGCCTATACATATCCCAATCTATATCAATGACAAACTCATCAAAACCTACCATATTGGAAGAATAGCAGGGGATACAAATCCAGACTCAATCAACCAATATCTCATAGTAGAAGATGATCAACTATGGAGTGTAGGTAAAATGTTTGAACATAGATACGGAGATGGTGTAGAAGCCTGTATCATCAAAGGTCTCAATGTCTGTGCATAAACATCAAACCAGGGTATCTAAAAGCGGGTATAAAAGGATTACGAAGCACCCTTTATAGCCCTATTGACCAAACCAATTAACCTTCTCTTGGTTATTTTCTTGGCATTAAATGTCTCCGTATATCCCCCATATGGCATATCCCCCTTATCCAGATAATGTCCATATCTCTCTGTTAGGGTTTGTACTACTATAGATTCGACTCTTCTGGCATCCCGCCGATCTTGAAAATACCAATAGGCTACCAATTCCCATCCCTTGGTCTTATGGGCTTTAAACCTTTTTCCAGTAATATCCCCTATACCTACCTTTATGGCATTATGGTTTGGGTGATATACTATGTATAGGATAGTAGGGTCCATGGCCTCATTATACCGTTGCAAAATACCCGTATAATGGAGGAGCCATGTTATCTAAAGAAGCCAAGATTAATATCATTTCTGATGTTATTTATGATTATTTAAAAGGCAAGCATAAGGACAAGATTGCTAAAGATTTAGCAGAACAGATAATAGATGCACTGGACGAAGAGCCACCAGGCTGGTATACCCATGGATAAAAAGCAGATAAAATATTTATGCTATCAGTGCGGAGTTATTTTTATGATAGATATTGATGTTGTTGATAAGTGGCAGCATTGTCCAACATGCTATAATAAATAAATGGAAAAAGTAAAATGTTATTATTGTGATAAAGAGGCAGAATTTACTCAGCCAGAAGATAAGACTGGTAAGATTATCGATGTCTGTCAAAAGCATTTTACATGGATGCATGCAGGATAGGAGATATTATGGCAATTGATACTAAAGAATGGTCTAAAGAAACAAAACAGAAAATTGCTCTTTCAGCACTAGTTCTTATTGCAGCAGCCGTATTTTTTGTACTGATCTAGTACTAATCAGTAATATTAAATGGCTGTAAAATAGTTGATTGTGCATACTGTTCATTCTATCTGGCTTAGTGTAGAAACGGTTGTAGTTGATGATGTTCCACATACCCGCATTTCATGCAGCAGATGTGGGTACCATTCACTTCAACCAAGTTGACTGCAACGGCTACTCTTTAGAATATTAAACCTTATTGACCGTATAGGTCATAGGGGGTTTGATATTTCTATTTCCCGCCGAACTTTAATGATGCTATAATTAAAACGAATAGGAGTTTTTATGTTTTATATAGGATGTAACCACCTTGGGGAAGTAAAAGATACTCCATCAAGAATTATTCAACTTTTGAAGACAGTAGATCTTGTAATAATCGAACACGAAGAAGTATTTCTTTCTGACCTAAAAGAACTAAACATAGACATTCCAAACTATGTCACCTTTAATAGATCAGCAGAGTTTTTTGACCAAATTATTTCTATGTTAAAAGACGAAAAAAATGTTCTGTTATTAAATGAAATGGGATATCCGTCAACTGCTGATCCAGGTTCTGATCTTATTAGAGTTGTTCATGAAAATGACTTAACAGTAGATGTTATTGCTGGTCCAAGCATAGGCCCCATGGCAATGGCAGCCTCTGGATATTCTTCAACAATGTATACTGTTGCTGAATTTTTCCAGAAAAGTGAATATGAAATTAAAGATACTTTAGCAAAGTTAAATGTAAAAGACAATATTATAGTAGCATTGCATCACAAAGAAAATATAATTGATGTACTTAAGTGCGCTAAAGAATCTATTCCAGATAAATTTGTATCTCTATTGATAAATTTAGGATGGACTAAAAATCAAAAAATAATTAGAGGTTACATTGATGATGTTATCAAAATTTTGGAAGAGGGTACTATAGAAAGCATTTATGGGCCTCAGTCTATACGGCCTATAGCAACTTTGGTTTTTTCATAACATGAACATTGAGGAAAAAATAAAAAGTATATTGTTTGAAATTGGAAAAGATATTAAAATTCATAAAATATCTCCAGATAATATGATCTTAGAAATAGATTATGACAAATATGTTGATCAAATTTTAAAAATTTTTAATAATAAGGACAACATTTAACTATGAGTCTTCATCATACATTTGTAAATCCATTATTTTATAATCTTTCAGACCATACATTAGAATCTGGAACCTTATCTATGTCTGATTCAGCAAAGAATTTTTGGGAAAGTGGCAAAGATGCATCAATATATTATGAAGAGTTTTTTGATTTTAAAATAAATGAAATTAACAATGATGAAAATACATTTAATCTTGAATCTAAAAATCCAAAATTAATAATTACTGTTATACCTGGAGTTCACCACCTATTTAATGAACGTTTTGCAATAGCGTTAGAATGGTTTAAAAGACATGAAGATGGAAATGTTTTATTTTTTTATGATGAAGGGCAATGGTTTGATAAAAACTTAGATTTAGATTTATTTTATTTTTTTAATTTATTCAATGATTATATAAAACAAAAAAGTGCTGGAAAGCAAAAATGTTTTTTAATAAAAATGAGTAAAGACACTAAGTTTATTGTTAATAATTTTTGGTTTTTTAAAGATTATATCAATATAAGAGGTAAATATCATCTTTCTAAAAATTTAAAAGAAATAAGGGATTTTTATAAAACAAAAAAAGAACCTTTTAGAAAAGTTTATATTAGTAGGCAAAAAACTATACAAAAAAGTGTTCATTTTACAACAGGTACAAAAGTAAAAGATTTTATTAAATTAAACAGATTTGATGATGAAAGAGTTTATAATGAAGAAATTTTACAAGATTATTTAATTTCTGAAGGATTTGAAATAATTTATCCAGAAGATTTTAAAAACATGGAAGAACAAATAAAATTTTTATCAGAAACAAAAATAATGATCTGCTCAACACATTCTGGAATATCTAATATGGTTTGGCTACCTGATAACGCAACTGTTATTGAAATATCAGTTCCAGTTGTAGTGGGTAAAACAGAACTATTAGAAACATCGTGGTTTCATTTATCCGTATCCTCTCAGATTTTATATATAAGTATTCCTTCTTTTTCTGGTGAAGCAAATGATATAATAAAAAAAATAAAATTAATTTTTAAAAATATTCAAGATATCAACTTTACAAATGATCATAGTTAGTGTAGAATAGAGTAATGGCCAACAAAATAATAGTTTGTGATATTTGCTCGAAAGAGATAGAGGTTCGTTGGGGAATTTTTGCCCATGATACACTTAGTAGACATATGAAGGAGCACAGATGAAATCTTATAATTTCCCAGATCCAGATTATGATGAGTATGAAATTACTGTACCAAAAGAGGTAGTTAAAGATATTGTTATTGACTATCTTCAAAAAACTTTTTATTGGTCCGTTGCAATATTTTCTTTTATTATTGGGTTTTTAGTTGGGGTGATAGTAAAGTGAGAAATCGTGTAGAATTTGAAGAGTTAGAAAAATCAGTTGTTGTTACATTAAAAACTAAATGTCCTGAAAAATATATGCTTGTTGATAGACAAACAGGTGATGTTTTTGTTGCTAAAGATACTGGGGAATGGGAGTTGGTTCGTGGTGGGCCATATAGATAATAGTTTAAGAATTGACAAATCCCGCCCACCATTACGCTGGCTTGCTAACTTATGCGGGTATATATCTGGTTGGGCTATTTTACGTATTTCAGATTACGACGAGTTAGAAAATTTTGGTTGGGGGTATAAACTACATTCAACTATTTGGAAGATAACATGGCCTATATATTATAAGTTTGGCACATTCTACGAATTTGGTTTCGACATGAGTGGAGATGGATGGAATGATTACGATTCTGAAGGTGTACCTTATTGGGAAAAACCAGACTTCATAAATGCCTTTGTTTGGGATTATGAAGATGAAGAAACAGGCGATGCATTTAGATTAATTAAAAAGGAGAAATAATATGCCGTGTGGTTGTGGATTTTCAACAGATTATCCTGAGTGTAATGGAACTCATAAAATAGTTAAATCTATTAAGGATAAAATAATTTCAGAAATAGAGGAAATTGATATATCTGATGGTAAATTAAATGCTCTTGGTATGAAAATGTCTATAATAGAAACTATTAAGAAGGTAAAGGGTGTCTAATTTTCAATCTGAATCTAAAAAGTCTGGCGATCAATTTGAACTAATAGTTTTAGATGATCTTAAGCAGCGAGGTTTTAATAGTATAAGGACTAATGTTTATATTGATGGAACTGGATGCGAAGTAGATTTTATTGCCGATAATAAAGAGTATGTAGAGTCTAAAGGTGGTAGAGACTCAGATGGAAAAAGGCCAGGGGCGCAAAGAACTGACAATGTTAAAAAGGCTATTGCTAATGGTGCATTAATAAAGGCTAAATATCCTGAAACATATTACGTAGTTTATTTTTCTGCCAAACCAATTACTGGAAGTTCTTCTGCACAAATGATAGATACAGCCCTTTGTCATAAGATTATAGATGAAGTAAGATATTTAAAATATATAGAAGAAGAACTTGACACACAGCCTACCTTGTTTTATAATTAAATAATGGAGCAGTAGCCAAGTTGGTTAAGGCCCCGAACTCATAATTCGGTTATCGTAGGTTCGAGTCCTACCTGCTCTACAAGGCTTAACCAGATTCGACTTAGGTTAAGTACAACTGCACCGAAACTACGTTGGTAGTGATTAATGGTAAACTGTGTCGAAACAGTCCAAGATCATCTCTATCTAGGATGCAGAGCCAGCAGTTGATTCTTCCGTAAAAACGGACTTCGTGGCTGGTATATAAAAATTGCGTAGAGCAGTCCCTGTAGCACATTGTGCCGATCATACTACTTATGTTCTAGACATACCCAAGCCTAACTGGGACGCATAATAAAGTTAGGTTTATACATCTGTAACTCAGTTGGTTAGAGTACCTGCCTTATATGCAGAGAGCCGAAGGTTCGAGTCCTTCCAGATGTACAAAGCCCTTGTAGCCCAGTGGTAGAGGCACACGACTTAAAATCGTGACAGCGTTGGTTCGAATCCAACCAGGGGCACAGTGGTATACTTATTATGGAGGAATAAATGATTATACAAATTATTGGACTGCCTGGTTCTGGCAAAACAACACTTGCACAGGCACTTAAAGAAAAGATTAATGCCGTACATTTAAATGCTGATGAGGTTAGGGCTACAATAAATTCTGATTTAAGTTTTACTAATGAAGATAGAATTGAGCAAGCAAGACGAATGGGTGAGATGTCTAGACTAATATCAAAACAAGGATTTGATGTTATTGTAGATTTTGTTTGTCCTACTGAGCAGACCAGAGATGCTTTTGGTGATGCAGATCTAATTGTTTGGGTAGATAGAATATCTGAAAGTAGATATGAAAATACAAATAAGATTTGGGAGTATCCCGAAAATTTTGATATAAGAATAACAGAAGGTATGACAATTGAACAAGAGGTACAAAATATTATTGGCCATGCACAACTATTTGATTGGACAGCACCTTCAACCTTAATGCTTGGCAGATATCAACCTTGGCATGATGGACACAATGCTCTAAAAGAAGAGGCACATAAAAGAACTAATCAGGTTATCATAGGTGTTAGAAATACTTATGCAACTTCTGCAAAAGATCCTTTTAAGTTTGATCAAGTTAAAAGAATTATAGAAAAAAATGAATATGAAAATGATACTTTGATACTTAGGTTACCAAACATTACTAATGTTGTTTATGGCAGAGATGTCGGTTATAAAATTGAAGAGATAAAGTTAGGAGAAGAAATTGAATCTATTAGTGCTACTGAAAAACGTAAAGAGATGGGTATTTGATAATTCAAGTAATTCATGGGCAGATAAAGAAACAGAACTATTTATTAACCTTCAAGAAAAAATAGATGAGAGTAACGAAGAGTAGATCTGCTGCCAAGGCAATTACATGGAGAGTTATAGGAACTATAGATACATTTCTGCTATCTTGGTTAATAACAAAAGAACCAGTAACTGCTGGAGCAATTGCAAGTTTAGAAGTTATAACAAAAACTATTTTATATTATTTCCATGAGCGTGGCTGGAATAATATTCAGTGGGGTAGAAAGTAATATACCCTCGTAACTCAGGGGATAGAGTAGCGGACTTCTAATCCGTTTGTCGTTGGTTCAAATCCAATCGAGGGTACTTGTGGTAAAATAGATACTATGAATAAGATAAGCAATATAAGCAAAAACATATTAGATTTTTATGAAAATAATGAAAATAATAATTTTTACTTATTAAAAAACTTTACTAACACCGATCAATTCGGTCCATTTGAGCCATTTCAAGAAAATCCTTTTGGAATGTCACTTCGTAATAAAATGAGCAAGGTAAAAACGTTAGATGATTATAATGATTATTATATTAATGAATTTGGAATGCGTGGTAAGTTTAATCCTGAATCTGAAATTATTGGTGCTGGATGCTCTTTTACCTTTGGTGTAGGTGTTCCAGAAGAGGGAAGATGGACAGATATTTTAGGTGAAAAAACTAATCAAAAAATCAATAATTTTGGATTGCCAGGATATTCTATTGAAGGAATATGTAATATTTTAATTTCATATGCAACAAATTATAAAATGCCTAAAAAGATTTTTTGCGTATTTCCTGATTTATTTAGAAGTTTGATGATTGAAGATTTTGAATTTTATTCTTCTAAAAAATGGGTAAGAGATCGTCATGAAAACTATAGACTAAATCTTACATCAGCAAATCCAGCCATTTATTTTAATTATGATGAAAAAAAGATGTATGGTGAAATTCCAGATCTAAAAGAAAGGCATGTAGAAAGTCTTTTATCACCACATCAATTGATATTAAACTCTATTAATGCAATTTATATACTAGAATCATTTTGTTCAACAAATAATATTGAATTATGTTGGACAACATGGGATCCAGCAAGTGCGTTTTTAATAGATAAACTATTAGAAGTTCCTAATTTTAAATTAAAAAAATATAAAAAATTTATTACTGAGTCTGGGAAAAATTATTTAAATGGAAATGCGTCCTTTGATACTAGTTTATGTAATTCTGATCATGGTTCAAACTTGAATAGCAATCATTGTTGGACAATTGGATCAGACTATGTTATAATTAATGATGAAGAAAGGCCTAATTGGGCTTCTCATCCAGGAATTCATTTTCAATTTCATCTTGCGGATTTTTTTGTAAATCTTTAATAATTTAATTTATTGGTCTGTAGTTCAGTTGGTAGAACACTCGACTGTTAATCGAGATGTCGCAGGATCGAGACCTGCCAGACCAGCCAAGGTCCGTTAGTTCAGTTGGTTAGAACGCTACCCTGTCACGGTAGAGGTCGTCGGTTCAAGTCCGATACGGATCGCCAAGGCACTATCGTCTATCGGTTAGGACATCGCCCTTTCACGGCGGAAAGACGGGTTCGATTCCCGTTAGTGCTACTATTTGGTATAATAGAATAACTACTAGTAGAAAGAAAATATAATGTCAGAAAAAAAATGCCCATTTATGGGTAATAGCCTAACAAACGAAGGAACATATAACAAAGATTGGTGGCCAAACCAATTAGACTTTTCTCCATTAAGAAAAAACTCATCTTTGTCAAACCCGATGGATCATGATTTTGATTATGCCAAAGAGTTTAACAGTTTAGATCTTGATAGTCTTAAGGCTGATATTGAGGAAGTTATGACTACCTCGCAAGACTGGTGGCCTGCTGATTACGGTAACTATGGCCCACTATTCATTCGTATGGCTTGGCATAGCGCAGGTACGTACAGAACAACCGATGGTCGTGGTGGTGCAGGAGAAGGCCTACATAGATTTGCTCCACAAAATTCATGGCCAGATAATGGTAATTTAGATAAGGCTCGAAGACTTCTTTGGCCTATCAAGAAGAAATATGGAAAGAAGATTTCATGGGCAGACCTCATGATTCTTGCTGGTAATGTTGCTTTAGAAAATATGGGCCTTAAGACTTTTGGTTTTGGTGGAGGTCGTGAAGATGTATATGAGGCAGATAATACTTATTGGGGTAGCGAAAAGGAATGGCTTGCAGACAATCGCTATAGTGGTGACAGGGAGTTAGAAAATCCCCTTGCTGCAGTTCAGATGGGGCTAATTTATGTAAACCCTGAAGGACCAAATGGCAATCCAGATCCGCTTCTATCTGCTCGTGATATTCGTGAAACTTTTGCTCGTATGGCGATGAATGATGAAGAGACCGTTGCACTTATTGCAGGTGGACATGCTTTTGGTAAGGCACATGGTGCTGGAGATCCATCTAATGTTGGACCAGAGCCAGAGGCTGCACCTATTGAACAAATGGGTTTTGGATGGAAAAATTCATTTGGGAAGGGTAATGCGGAAGATACCATTACAAGTGGCATTGAAGGTGCTTGGACACCAACCCCAACAAGATGGGACAATACATATTTAACATTATTATTTAAGTATGATTGGAAGCAAGTAAAGTCCCCAGCAGGTGCGACACAATGGATTCCTACAGATGAATCTGCTGCTGACTTAGTTCCAGACGCACATATTGATGGTAAGTTCCATGCTCCAGTTATGACAACTGCAGACTTAGCGCTCAAGTTTGACCCAGAATATGAAAAGATTTCAAGACGATTCCTTGAAGACTTTGATTATTTCTCTGATCAATTTGCTCGTGCTTGGTTTAAGTTGACACATAGAGATATGGGTCCAACTGCAAGGTATCTTGGTAAAGAAGTTCCTTCAGAGGAATTAATTTGGCAAGATCCAGTCCCTGTATCAATTACAAAAGATATTGATGTAGATAGTATTAAGAATAGAATAAAGTCTTCTGATATTCCTATGTATTATTTTGTATATACAGCATGGGCTTCTGCTTCTACCTTCCGCAACACAGACAAGCGTGGTGGTGCAAATGGAGCAAGAATTAGACTACAGCCACAGAATACATGGGAAGCAAATGACCATGAAATAATTTCTGACACTATTTCCTTTTTAGAGCAAATTCAAAAAGAGCATATGGTTTCTCTTGCAGATCTAATTGTTCTTGCTGGATGTGCAGCAATTGAAAAAGCCTCTGGCGAAAAGATTAAAGTTCCGTTTACTCCTGGTCGTGGCGATGCAACTCAAGAGCAGACTGATGTTGAATCATTTAAGGTTCTTGAACCTATCGCCGATGGCTTTAGAAACTACCTAAAAGATGGGGCTGGCGCTCCAGAAGAGGTGTTGTTAATTGAAAAAGCAAACATGCTTAACATAACCACATCTGAGTTGGTAGTTTTGTTGTCTGGATTTAGAATGCTATCAAATAACAAAATAGATAACACTTATTTAGTTGAGTTATTATCTTATATTAGTGCTGATCAGGCACAAGATGTTCCTCGTGTAGATCTTATTATTGCATCAAATTCAGAACTTCGTGCAATAGCAGAGGTATATGCTGCAGATGATGCAAATGATAAGTTCTTATTTGATTTTGCTAAGACATGGGATAAAGTTATGATGCTTGATAGGTTTGATGTCAAGTAATTAAGGGGTTGCCTCCTTAACTCAGGGGTAGAGTACCCGCCTTGTAAGCGGGTTGTCGTAGGTTCAAATCCTACAGGAGGCTCTGATATAATCATATTATGCAAAAAACAATTAAAATAGTAACATATCCTAGAACTGGATCTAATTATTTGTATTGGCTTTTATCTACATCTTTTGGAAAAAATATTTTTAAAAGTCACATGTTTGATAACAGTTTATTAGATACTTTTACAGAATCAGACTATATAGTTACTGTCTTAAGAGATCCAGTTGATGCAATATCTTCTTTTATAACTATGGAATCTTTTTATTGGAGAAATGACAGAAATTTAGACGAATATCTAAAGGAAACAATTCCTCAAAGAATTGAAGACTATATATATTTTTATAATACCATTAAAAATCATTATAGTTTGTTTTTAGATTATAAACAAATTAATATTTTTAGGAACACATTAGTAAAATTAATTAGCGATGAAACAAATAATGAAATCGTTAATTATGATGATTACGTTGATTTAGTTAAAGATAATAAAAACAGTTATTTTTTAAGAACATCTAAAAATAATGAAGAATATAACTATATTCGTGAAAAAATATTAAAATATGACTTAACTAAATGTTACGAAATATATGAAAATTATAAATCACTTACAACAAATTTTATTAATTAAAATTATAATCAGAAAATGCTATAGATACGGCATGTCTTGGGCATAATGATTCTACGCTATGCCTAATATCTTTTGGAATGTACATAAAGTCTCCCCTACTTAGGGTATGCGTATACCTAATATTATCATTTTCATCATAAATACGCCAAAGGGTTTCTCCGTCTCCCTGAATAAAAAATCCATCAGCAGCATCCGAATGTATTGTTGGCTCAAAATTTTCTTTAGGAGTAACTCCATCTTCGGTTACTATTAAATGATTTGGCCAATCATGGGGATTATCATGGTTAAACTTATCTCTTAGCCTGATTGCATCAGGATCATTTATTCTATTATTTGTGCTACTAACAAAATGAATAATTGACATTGCTCCTAAGCACTGACCATTATGCACCTGTGATAATTTATTAATTAAATCATTATATATCTCAGTATATGAGGATGCATTTCTAATAGCCATAGTAGCAAAAGATACGTACTGAATATCTTCTGTATTTTTTCCTATATCATATAACTCATCAATTTCTTTCCAACTTGCAATTTCGTTATAAAAATTTTTTATAACAAAAACATTTCTATTTTTTGTTGATTCTATTATTTCACTTCTTGTTATCATTTTTTTTTGCTTTTACTGTCCAAATAGGAGCATTCAAAGAATCTCCACCCCACTGATATCCAAGTATTTTAACAACAAACTTAATAATTTTAATACGCATTATTTCACCTTCCTGCCAAACTTGGCCCAAACTCTTTCATGTAGGAAATATCCTAATGCCTCCCAGGCAATGTAAACAAGTGCCCCAAGTGCAGCATATTCATATTCCCATTCTCCAGTGGCTAAATAAACTCCTACTGCAAGAACTCCTGCAACACCTATAAGGTGAAATGTTTCCCAACTTAATGTTTTTAGCAAACTTCTTTTTGTTGATTCCATTACGATCTCCTATTTGTTTTTCTTATTATACTCACCATATTTACCAAGAACTGCTTTAACGGTACCGTCTTTTCTTAGACGGACAACCATTCCATCTTTAATTTGAATTGGATTAAATGGATGTTTTGATCTATACTTTCCTGATGATTTACCAGAAGCCATTACCGCTACCACGAACTTTCTTGCTTTGTTTTTCTATTGAGTTAAAGGTATCAGCAAATAGTGCCTTATCTTTTTCTGCATTCACTATACGGCGTGACCAAGAATAGCCAGCATCCCCACCCCATGCTAACCACATTATGTACCCATTGGACGGATTTGATTGATTAGCCCAATCCTTCCCCTTTTTATCAACCTCATGACGAGAAAAATAAGAGTACATTCTTTTGACAGTACTAAGAGAAAGTGATTCTCCTCTTGCTAACTGTCCTGCACGAGTCCATCCTACTGATGTACCTGCACCTTTTGCCTTACCTTGTTCTTTAAATCTAATTGCTTTTCTTGCTGCAGCACGAGCACCTGCTGGTGGAGAATATCCATCTGCTTTTGAAACAGAATCAGTTTCATAGACTACATCATCGGAGTCTTCCCAAAGATCATCAGCCTTTTCTGCTGGAACACAATTAGGAACTGGTTTACCATTTTCTCCTGGCTTCATTCCCCTTTGTACATATCCGTCCCAACATGGTGCTTGCTTAACTACATTAGCACAACAATCTGATTTCATTTCTCCAGATTGGCATTGTGGACATTGTTCACACGTTACATCTAATTCTTTACACATTGGACATCCGCATCCTTCATATGCCTTATCCATTCCTACATTTTCTTCTAATGATGGCATAACCATAACCTCCGATGCCTTTGCTCCAACAAAATACTCAGTCTCTTCAAGACCGCCTTCTTCCATTTCAAATAATTGAATTAAAATAGCAGGCTCTTCTGCTGATGCTTCAAGAGAATATTCTGATCCTGGCATACCAAGCATACCTTCTGTCATTACATGAACTACACGACCAACATACATTTCTTCTTCATGTGGAGCCATTACCATGTCGCCCTCTTTGACCATAGCCTTGCCTATATTGCCCTCAGAGCGGTTAATAGCGTAGATCTGTGCTGCAGCCTCACGACGAGTCTTATGGCATCCCATAACCTCTCCTGTGTCTTTTACAGCAGGGTATCCAGAACAACCCGATGACCCTTTAGCACCTACATGATATGGCATAATAAATAGTATATCATATCTTATGATAGAATAGACATATGGAAGAAAATATTACGCCAGAGCAACAGGCTGAAATTATTGTTCATAAAATAATTCAAGCCACAAAAGATAGAATTGTTTCTATTCTTCAGCCACAATTTGATGAATTATCCAACAAACATATTCATTTTGACAAAGGTCTTGCTGATGCTATTATTACAGATATCAAGAACTCTTAAGCAGACTCAGCATTAAATCTATTATAAGTTCTTATTCTATGGCAGTTAGCGCATACAACCTCGCATTTTTCTATCTCTTTTTTGATAGACCGCCAAGAAAAACCGTCGTGTATCATTCTTGAAATATTATATTTTTTATCTTTAAGATGATCAAAATCTAAAACTATTGGGTTATTTTCTCCGCAGTCTACACACCCACTAGACTGTTTTATTTCTGTCAGCCTTTGTTTATAAGCCTGCTTTTGCCTATGAAGTTCTTTATCTGTCATAGATAGGATTATTATACTGGACATTATAAATCCCCCGCAGGAAATTCAGGCACGAAGGCCCAGGTTAATAAGATGGTAACTAATCATCCCAAGGTCCTGCAGGGGACCTGACTATATCATATCAGTTTATTTTATTTTGATTGTTTTTGGTTTCTTTTCTTCTGGGATGTTTCTTTCCACAATGACGCTAAGAATACCGTCTGCCATTTCAGCACGATCAACCTCCATATACTCTCCTAGAGCAAAGGTGCGTGTGAACTTGCGAGTTGCGATACCCTTATGTAAGACATTTTCTGTCTCGTCTTCGGTTTTCTCACCCTTGATAATTAGACTTCCATTATCCACAGAAACCTCAACTTCGTCCTTGCTGAAGCCAGCAATGGCCAAAGATAACTTGTAAGTGTCCTCATCAAGTTTTACCACATCATATGGTGGATAAGACTGACGGGTTGCCTCACGATGGATATTTGAAAGACGGTCCAACTCACGGTTGAAACCAATAAAAAATGGATCCTTAAATAGATCCAATGCAAATGAACTTACCATTATTTCCTCCTTGTTAAGCGAGTTCAAAATATACCCCCCTTTGGGCAGGTATAAAATAATTATAGCATACCAAAAGATTTTAGTCAAATGGTATGCTATAAATGATTACTTATTTGATGCAGCCTTCTTAATTGGCTTCTTAATTGCTTTCATTGCTTCATCTACAGCCTTTGCTGCAGGAAGACGTCCGAATGCTGAATCGTTTGGATTCAACGCTCTTAGTGCCACTGGTGCGACTGCTGCTACAAGTGCTGCCCAAAGTTCTTTTGGATCAGTTACTCCAGCAACATATAGTGCTGCAACACCAGCAAGGACAGATCGTCCGTATGATGCGAGCATCTTTTTATGTTCTTCTTTTAACATGTTCATTTTTCCTCCTAGGATATGACCTTGGTTATGACATCATAGCCAAGCCATAACCCTATTATACCAGCAACACCCGCAAAAACGGGAGGGGCTGGAACTGGTAATTTAAAGGCTGCAAAGACTACTCCGCATCCAAAACCAGTAATAATTGATAAAAATATTTCCTTCATAAACCCTTCTCTTTCATCTTGTCTATTGGAGTAGGAAGTGTAACTAATGTTCCGCAATCCTTACATTCCCCGTCCAAAAAATATAACCCTATTTCATAGTCTATTGGATCAAACTGAATTACAGCCTTAAAATATACACAGCCACACTGAGGACATGAGCAAGTCGGAATACCTCTAGCGTCCATCTTTGTCTTCTTCTGGTAAAAACTTTAATAATTTGTTGTAATATTCTACAAACTTTTTAGACATATTATGATGAACTTCGTATGGCTCTGAAAGATTGCCAAACTTTTCAAAATATTTTACTTCTTCATCAAGTTCTTGCTTAAGATTTTTAATTTCATCTTGAAACTCTTGTATAAAAATAAAAGAGGCTTCTCTTGTTTCTGATAAAAATTTTATTAAGTGATCTTTTTCTATATCTTCAGATGTGGGCAAGTTTTTCTTTATAGCATCATTATCTAGATTCAATTGTGCCAACAAAAATAATAATTCTGTATTACTATTTTTTAATCTAATGTTTTCTAAAACAGCACCAGCAATTACTACAATAACCGTTATAAAAATTAATAAATCAAACATTAGATGCCTCATGTGTCGGCCAATAGTATTTACAAGGCTCTTTACGGTCTGGACAACATGGAGCGTTGTAAGGGCTATCTACTGCATACTGATATTCCACATAATGCAATGGATCTTTTTTAAATAGGTTTGCACGATGAGTAGTAATAATACGCATCATCTTAGTTTCATTAGTAAAGTATTCAGGAGTTTTATCTCCCCAATTTTTTGAGCATTGAATGTATAATGCATTAAGATTGTTTTCATTATTGATAGTTTTAATTCCACGAGTCTTTGCCTCTGCTATCATAGCCTGAATATAGCGCCAAAGACCATGCTCATTGCCCTTCCACATAAGCACTGCAGGATGATTACGCCATCCGCCAGTAGGGGATCTGTCAGATAAAACATTTAGGATTTGATATCCTTCTAAAATTTGTTTATTAAGTCGTTTACTATCTAACATCGTAGCAGCAGTACTATATCTAGATGACGGTAAAAATGTTTGCATTATTCCTTACCTCCTTCACGAACAAGAAGAACAATAGCGCCATTATCTTCTAGGGCTTTTTTTACCCTTACCATATATTCTACAGCACGACGCTTATCTTCGTCAAGTAGAGACATAAAAGATTTTTCAGAAGCACGAACAGTAATAAAACTATCATTATCTATTAATTCTAGTTTAAATCCTTTAGGTGCAAAATAATCTAAAGATCTAAAAGCCTTTTTCATATTATCTGTATACATTATAAAGTTATTTCCATATCTTCTAAGTTCATATTTATAACACATCTAATATTATTTTTTTGTGGGGAATAGTAAGTGTGAAAATACTTACCATTAAAAAATATGGCAGATCCTGCTTTAGGAGATATTTGTTTAAAAATTGTCATATCTTCTTGCTTATATTGTTTATCAACAAACTCTTGATTATATATTACAGTATCGCCATCGCTATCATTTACATAATATAAAAATACATAATGATCATCTCTACCGTCGACATGTGGCCATGATGGCTTTTTTTCTTTTGTAATTGTAGTTAAATTACATTTTGCCCTCACAACTTTTTTATTATTTATATTGTTTTGTATCGCAAACTTATTAAAAATAAAATAGGAAATTTCTTCAATTTTGTTATTAGATATACTATTTTGTCCACTTACGAAGAACGGAAAATCCTCAAACATATCTCCAAAAACATAATCTGGCTGATCACCCTTTATTGGAGTTTCAAATGGATTAAAGAAAAAAGGATTATGGTAAATAACTTCCTTTTGTATTTTCCTAATTTCTGAAATATTTAAAAAATTATCAGAATATAAAAAGTTTATGTTTTCCATATTATTCAAATGACATCTTTTTCCAAATCAAAGACCAAAATTCTTTTGTTTTATGGTTATTGAATTCTTTTGATATGTTTCCAGATTCTAAATATATGCCACCCCAAACACCGTATTCTTTGCTTGATACTCCAACAGCAAAACATGTTTTTGATACTGGACACTCTAGGCAAAGTTTATCTATGGCATTTCTTAAAGGTTCATCTTCTTCATACTTATCAAAAAATAAATTTGTATCATAATCAAGACATGTTGCCTCATCTTTCCATTTAAGTTTGTGCATGTCCAACAACAAACCTTTCTGGAATATCCCAGCCATTTCTGCTCGGCTCAAATCGTCTTGACATATACCAACTACCTTTAAAGTATACGCCATGCTTAGAAGTTTTAGCCTTATCAGACATATATCGATGAACAACTTCCCAGCCATCCCAGTATAACTCTTTATTGCTATTAACAATTTCTTCCATTTTATCTAAAGAAGTGATTTGCATTTTTCTCCTAGTATCTAAATATTCCAACTTCAACATTATTTTCTTCTGCAACTTTTACTAATCTAGACGTAACTTCTTTTGGTTTAGATAAGAACGCTAAATAGTTAAAGTCATTTATATTTTCTTCTACCCAAGACGGAGGAACCTTATACATCTTAACTTTTATACCCCGTGACTTCATGCTTCTTTCAGAAACATTTACAAACTCCATAACCATAGAATTTATTTTTGCTGGTCCAGCAGTATATATATAAAAATAAGGATCTTCTTGTTTTATACTAGACAGGGCAACGCCCATGGCACGTAGAAAAACCTGGTAGTCATCAAAACTACTAGTCCCTTGTACCCCCACTATCATCAAAAGTCCCTTCTCGAAGTTTGTCCACTATGAACAACATCTGATCTAATTGTACCTTATTCATACCCTCCGTGTCAACTATTGAAGTAGTATCTTTGTCAACTGTTCCATCAATTGACATGTTTGCTGTATAAAAGGCATTGTCTTTAATCCAATAGGCTTTATTGTCCATTATTATAACTTTAATATGGTTTTTATCATTAATCATGGTTGCCTGACTCTTGGTTGTTCTTTTGACCCTAGAGGCTTTTGGAAGCAAGGGAGAAACCAAAGAGTGTACATGGCTTTGACTATATCTAATCTGCTGTATTTTTTTTTCTTGCAATATATTATTATTTTTTTGCAATTTAATAACAGCATAGATTAAAATAAAACATGTAAAAAATCCAACCAGGTATTCCATGATTATCTTATTATACTACTTATTGCAATAAACCTCGCTTTATTTCACTTAAAGAAAATCTCATATCCTCATTCAAAGTATTTACCTGATCTTCATCAAACGCCTTTGGAGTAAGATTAACTAGAGGATTGTCGTGTGTCACATCCATGCTTATAAAGCCCAACTCCCATAATTTTAGGGCAGACATATAAAAGTTATCCATAATTAATTGATGAAGTTGTGGATTAGTTTTTTCTAAATCTTTGGAAAAAGTATATAGCATTTCTCCAGTTAATGGGTCTATTGCTGCTGGCTCAACAAGCCCCAACAAAACCATTTTATCAAAATCATTTATCTCATCCATTTTTTGCCTTTTCTCTTTGTGCAGCAAGTGCAGCAAAGTCTTTTACCTTAGTATCTCCAAGGTATCCCCAAGCATAACCATCCTCTATCATGTGATCATTTACGGAAACCGTGTCCCCATTAACATATACCCATCCTAAAATACGGCCATATTTTTCAGAAGAGTCTGGCTTTTCTGTCTTTATAACTATAAGTTTAGCATCTTTTAGTTTATATTTCAAGTACTCTTTTGATTCAAGCCCTAGAGATTTTTCAAACTTATCCGTTGTACGTGATTCTGGGGTATCTATACCAGCAAGCCTTACTCTTTGGCTATATGATATATTAAATCCAAGATCAATATCTACATCTATCGTATCGCCATCTACAACCTTGGTAATATTTTTTACTCTATATTCATACATTTTTTTTCTCCTTTAATAAGATTGGATAATCCGTGCATATCCCATATACTTGTTTTTGAATATTTTTTAATTCAAGATTAACAATTATACTTCTATTTGTTACAACTTTTCCAGGATAAGTCCAAATTATATTATTACTAGTTAATGCATAATCGTCATTTTGATGCCAAAAAAATTTAAAATTTGGGAAGTCGTTTGTAAAAAAATATAAAGCATCTATGTTTTTACAATGAAACCATGCATTTTTTGATATAGAAAATAAAAATGGTAAATTTACTAAATATTCTGGACCATTATGACCAAAATATATTTTATTATTGATAAACCATGTATCTACTTCTACATCAAAGCCCTGTGATATTGCATTAAGTATATGCTCTGGAACATTTTCTAAATTTTTATCTGGCCCATTAATGTTACCTCTATGAGAAATAATAATCATTTACAATCAACCTCATTTAAAATTTTTTGACAAGTCGATAAAAAACTATTTATATTTTTTTTATTATCAATATGAAGTGGTACCATAGATAAAAATAATGATGCCTCATATACCTTTAATAAATCAACACATATATTTTTTTCAATTAAAAAATTTATAAAAGTTTTTTTTATATTTTCATAATCAATTTTTTTATTATAAATAATTGATTCATATCCTCCAAATATTGAATGACTAAGTTTTGCTAGATCATAATATTCATCAAGATACATATCATTTTGTTTTTTTACACCTCTTGGATCTATAAACCTAATCATATTTATTTCTTTTATCCAAATAATATTAGATAGACATAGATCGCCGTGCGATAAAACAACGTTCCATGTTTTTCTACATTCTTGATATTTTTCAAAAACATCTATTATTTTATCAAGTAAATAATTATATTCTTTAAAATCTTTTATTCTATTTTTAGTTTTTTCTATAACAAGTTCTTTAGATTGTTCTTTAACTAATATATAATTTTCTACATAAGTATTTTTTTTAAACTCATTTATATGATCTAATACTAATTCAAAAGATTTTGAAGATATATGATCAGAATAAAATAAGTCTGCCAAATTTTTATAATTTATAAGTTCCATCTTGTAACTTGCTAAAGAGTTTGAAACATTTAATTCAAAGGGCTGTACAAAAAATCTTTGTTTCTCTTCTGGCAAATTATAATAATAATGATATTCTGAAATTATTTTTTCAATATTGCTAGAAGATTTAATTAAAATATCATTGTCTTTTGTAATGTTATTAAAATATCTTGAATTATAAAAATCGGTCTTATACATTTTTGCCCTTTAAATAAGAATCTAAATCTTCTGGAGTTCCGATTCCAAACATTTTATCAACAAAAAACGGATGTATTTTTTTATTATCTAACAATGCTTCATTATATACGGGGCATACATAAAATTCGTTATTAGTTTTAATATTTTTTGCAATCATTTGATCTGCATACTTAACAAAATCAGACCCATGCTTCCAATAATAAACTCCGACAGTAGCATTATTACTAATTACCCTTTTTTCTGCTACCTCTGAAATCATTCCATAATCATTAATTTTTGCGTAAGACCATTTTGGATGTGTAGCATTAAACAAAAGTATTGAGCCGTCTGAATTTTTAGTCATAATATCGTATATAAATTTTTTTGAATCCCAATCAATAACCTGATCACAGTTTGAGATTATTAATGGGTAATCATTATCTATATATTTTTTTGCCAATAATACTGTTTTTGCTGCGCCATCTAAAATTCCATCAACCTGTATAATTGTACAATTTGGAGATATTAAATTTAGCAAATCTTCTAAATTATATTTTTCATAATGTTCTTTTTGTACTATAAATATATAATTTCCTTCAATTGATAGGTTGTCAATAACTAATTGAACCATAGGCTTTCCATTTACATCTATTAATGGTTTTGGAAATGTATATCCAGCATCAGAAAATCTGCTTCCAGCACCAGCCATTGGAATGACTATATTAATTTTTTTTCCAAAAGATGACGACTGCCTATCTATTAATTCTTTTACATTTTTTTCAATCATGCCTAATGTTATGGATGATCTGTTTTGAACTTCAATAAGTTTAGACCCGCTATTATAAGCAGCCATTTTGCCAATTACGCTATCCTCTAATATGATTGTTTCTTCTGGTAAACAATTAAAGTAAGACATACATTTCCAAAACATTTCTGGATGAGGTTTTGGGTTAACAACATCTTCATTACTAACCACATAATCTATATATGGCAATATTCCAAGTTTTTCTAAAATTAGGTTAACGGTATTTTTTATACTATTACTTGCAACAGCAACCTTTATTTCATTTGATTTTATATATTTAAAAATATTTATTAACTCATCATCAGGATTAAGTTTAGAAAATTCTTCAGTTGTATATTTTTGTTTTATACTCCATATTTTTTCATATAGCGATGGACTTAGGTTATATCTGTGTGTAAGTATTTTTAGTTTTTCGGTAGTAGGAAGACCCTCATATATATATTGCTGATCTTTTTCAGATATAACTAATCTATTATCTATTTCTGCTAAAGACTTATTTAATGCATTAAAGTGTACATGTTTACTATCTATTAATGTTCCGTCTAAATCAAAAATTATAAGTCTATTTTTCATATTATTTGCCTAATAAGGCCATCAAGTGTGGCAAAGTTTCAAATTTTTTTATAATGTCATCTGCACTTATAGTTTTATTTATAACACCAACATATTCATGTTCTTTTTGGAATGCTATTGAATGATAAAAATGATGCTGTCCTTCTTCAAGTCTTAAAACTTTTGCCTGTCTATCATTTCTGTTAGTTATTAAAGTTGTTATAAGTTCTACGACAATACCTTTATCTTGCATAAACATAAGGTTTGTTAGGCCACCCCCAGTTAAACCAATAGCAACTTTTGTTTCATAAAAATAGTTTAATTGATCGTCAAATGTATCAAAATCTTCTGGAAAAACTACCTCAAAACCATTATTAGCAAAAAATTTTTCCAATTTTGTTTCATCGTCTATACGAGCATAGGAAGATCTTGTTAATTTATCGCTTAGATTTTTACCATAACTTTTCATTTTACGCTCATCGGCAATTCTTCTTGATACATAAACTTTTCTAAAGGGATCTACAGATTCATTTCTTATATGGTTTTTTGCATATTTTAATATTTTGTTTGGAGTTCCTGGATCTGTCCACCTATCTGTTTTTATATAAAAATTGTTTATGTTAAAATTAGTTTTTCCAGCAAAATTTACAATTTCATGTTTTATTTTATTTTCTTTTATTAAATCTAATGCAAAATCTATTGTAGTTTTTGCTGAAGGAACCAGCCTTCCATCTCCGATATCTAATATAAAGTTAATTTCAGGATCCTTTTCATATAAGAAAAATACTGTTCCTAGAAAATCATATATACAATGATAGTGACTTGCTGCTACCTTTAAAAACATTTTTTTATCATCAGATATAAATTCTGGTAATCCTTCGACGGGATCTGTTAAATTATCTTTTGTAATATCATGAAAAATTCTCATACACTTTGTCTCTTCAACAAAGTCAAAGTCTCCTTCATATGGAATTCTAGTATGTATTGTTACTGTCATTTATTTACCTCCTATAAAGTGGTTAGGCATTATGTCTATTATCAGATGTACCCTGTCTTCAATACTATTATTTTCTACAAAATGAACCTTACTATTATTAATTTCCCAACATTCACCGACTTTCATATTTATTTTTTCAGAGCCTACATGAAAAAATACATTACTGTTAGTTTGAAGTGGTATATGGTGTCTGCGTGTTAAACCTAAATATTCCGTATCATCTTGGTGAGGATCTATATCGCTATCTGGCAATAACTTAACAATCATAGCAATCGCACATTTTCCATTATGTATTTTTTCTAAATCATCACAAATTTTATTTACTATTTTTAAAACCTGTACATTATTTGCAAGAGGAAAAACTGTTAATTTATCCCCTTCCATCCAACTAGTAGAAAAACTTTTTACATAATATGTATTTGTATTTTGATGTGCACCATTTTTTTGGCTTTGTCTAGATGTATCTAGTTTCCATTCAGTATTAAATTTAGACACAATGTCTACTAATTCTGCAACATCATAATGTTTAATTAGTTTAAAATTAAACCCCTCAGACAGTTTATCCTTCATAATAATAATTATACCCTAAACTGTCAAACTCCCAGGACCATTCTTTTCTTATCATATCAAGTATTTCTTTTGAAAAAATATCATATGTAACATTTTTTGGCCTGTACTCTTTTTCATAAGTTACAATCTTAATTGTGGGTAGGCCATGCGCTGGCAATATTGAATTTATTTCATCTTCTAGGCCGTTTTCGTATTTTAATATTTTTGTGACTGCTATCTTATTATCGATAGTATATAGATTTTTTGTACTCTTAAACCACTCACCATTAGAAAAGTCATTACTAAAATATTTGTTAATCATATCATTTTGTTTTACTTTAGTAAGTTTATTCCAATCTCCTAAATCCATAATCTCTTTTCTAAAAAAGAAATCAGAAAGAACCATATTAAAAGGATGCCTTACCATTACATAAGATTTTACATCTGTAAGATCTAGTTTTTTATTTGCCTCCAAAAAAGATGTGTGATTTACAAAACTACCCATATTTCTTGGTCTATGTTTTTTATTTGGCGGATTGATAAAAGTAACAATAGCAGAATCTGGCAAAATTTGAGAAAGTTCTACCTCCAAGGAAGTAGAACCAACTTTCATATTTTTTATTAATAGAAATTTATGCTTATCACAAAATATCATCTACGATATTTTATCTCTTTCGTCTGTAATTGTTACGGCAAACTTCATTATCTTGTCATAACCAACAGCATTATCGACTACTTTATTATAGTGATGACCACAAAACATCAAGCATCCATTTAATCCAGTGACCATAACTAATGCCTCAGCACCACATCTGTCACATCTATCAGATGGTCCCAAAACATATTGTTTTTCTTTCATAGAATTCATACTAGCCTCAATTTTTTTGATTCTTCTTGAATTGACTCGGTCATTAAAAATCTTTGATCATGTATTTCTGCTCCAGAGTTATATAAATCAAGTCCATGATTTAACATTCTCCAATACAATTTTCTCCAATGAAAATTACAAAAATATTGTATATGTCTTTTTGTAATACCTCCAGTATCATCGATATTTAATACTTCAACATAAGACTTGCTACCACACCAACATGGGCCTAATTCTTTAACTTCTACATTAGTTTTTGGAAATGTCTCTTTTACTGCTTCTCTATTATCTATAAAAATTTTTGCAATGTCTGGCCATAATTCTGGAGTTCTGCTTAGCGTTATGTTTTCTTCAAAATAATAATGAAAATCACATAAAAATCTTTTTCCACGACTTCCTTCAAGATATACATAAGCGGGACATATACATGATGTATTTCCTTTAGCAGATCCGTCTGGTAGTAACTCAACTATCTCAATTTTTTCTTTAAAAATTAGCATTGAGTCAAATGCTTGGCATAACTGACCCTCTGGTATATGATCTACTATATCTGACATGTTTTACTTACCTTTCCTGTTGTCTGTTGAATAAAATCCAGAGCCGTTAAATACAGCACCTACAGTAGAGTATACACGAACTAATGGCTTATTGCAAGTCTCACAATTATATCCAGGATCATCTTCTTTTATTGATCTTTCTTGTGTGTATCTTTTTGCACATCTCATGCAGTCATATTCATACTTAGGCATAATTCAATTATACACCATCTATCCTGTTATTATCTTATGATTATATGCCTTTTCCCAATTTTCTATGTCTTTTTTATCATTAAGAAGAGGCTGTCCCTTTATGTTTAAACTAGTGTTTAGTAATATGGGGACACCAGTTACAGCATACCATTCTGAAAGCAAATTGTAAAGTCCTAGATGTTGATTTTTATTTACCGTTTGAACTCTAGAAGTACCGTCCTTGTGAACCACTGACGGTATTAAGTCAGGCTTTAAACATTTTGGAGTATATTGCATATATGGAGATGTATATTTCATGTCAAACCACTTACTTGCATGTTCCTCTAATATTACTGGAGCGAATGGTCTAAATAATTCTCTTTTCTTAATTAAATTAACCTTATCTTTGATATCTGGATCTCTTGGGTCTGCCAAAATAGATCTATTGCCCAAAGCCCTTGGTCCGTATTCTGCTCTTCCTGTTGCCACAGCAGCAATTTTATTTCTTATTAATTCTGTCATGATGGATTTTACTGGATATTCTCCTCCAAGATCATAACCAAGATATGGATGCTCCCAGTTTAAATGCCCTCCATAGGCTGCTGCAGCCGCTCCTAGAGACGATCCAGCATCTCCTGGGTTTGGCATAATCCACACATCATCAAACATCCTCCAAAGCATTGTATTCGCTGCACAGTTAAGAGCACATCCACCCATAAATACAAGATTGCTCTTACCTGTTATTTGTTTGGCCATAGCCATAAAATTAACTAATCTTTCTTCGTATACCCTCTGAACAGCAGCAGCAATATCAAACTTATCTTGATCTGTCACCCATCCCCAATCATTTATTCCTTTATGAAAATTATATTTTTGTGTATTTATATCTGGAAAATATTCTTTTACTTTAAGATAATATTTTGTCCAATCTCCATAGGCTGCCATACCCATAAATATATATTCTTCTTCATTTGGTTTTAATCCAACTAATTGTGTGAATGCTGAGTAGAATAGTCCAAAACTAAACGGATAGTTTTTTGAGTATACTCGCTTTAAATTGCTACCCTCTCCTACCCAAATTGTTGATGTATTGTACTCTCCAATTGCGTCAAGCACAACTACTACTGCGTCGTTAAATTTGCTTGTGTAATAGCCTGCTGCAGCATGCGAATGATGGTGACTAAAATGTTCTCTAGGGATACAACTTAAATCTTTTCTTTTAAGATAATATGGTTTATCTCCTCCAAAACCTCCACGAGTTTTTATTCTTACTTTTTTAAGCCAACGATTTTCATAGTATGAAATTCTGTTTGGTACACCATACGAAAGTGCATCCTCAATTAACAAGTCATTGGTAAACCAATCATTTTTTTCCTTACTATATCTTTCTGAGTGTCCAGCAAACAATATTTCATTATTTTTAATTACAGATATAGATGCGTCATGCGTAGTTTCATTAATTCCCCAAATTATCATAATATTTCCCTAACTGTTCTAATACTGTTTCTGCAATATGCTCATGTCTATGAGATCCCCAATGACAATTGTCTAGACCCATATCAAAAAATAATTTTGTTTTATTTTTAAGTTCCTCATGACATGAAATAATTCTATCACAAGATTCCACAGTTAAACATTTATCTTCAGGCTGTATTGGCGACGCATGAAAGTTATCTGGTCCTTTAATATTAGAGAAGCACCAATGGTCCATATTTAAACTAAAATATCCTTCAAAATATGAATTATCAATAGATTTCATTTTTTCTATTGATTTGCCAGTCATAAAATCCCAGGTGGACCAAATTAAATTAATCCCAACAGACTTACAATAAATTTCTAAATAATTTATGCTCTGCATAGATAAAAAATAAAATAAATCTGGAGAGATTACGTCTCTGGCAATATGAGGTCTTTTAGAAAGTCTTGGTCCTACATAATCTTGTAAGTTGCTAACTTGAAGATATCTGTTTGATAAATTTTCACTATATAAAAGTTTTTCAGTTAATAAAAAATTTTGATTTACTGGAACTTGAATTCTTTCTATATTTGGAAAAATTATACATATTGTTTTTGGATGTCCATACTTTCTGAAATAAGCAAATAAATTATTTACTATCATTGTCCAAGATGCACCTGGCTGACCTAAATTACTAACTGTTTTATTTAGTTTATTTTTTACTATCGATGCCCAAATATATTCTTCTGGCATCCCCATGCCATAGGTATGTGAACATCCAGATACCAGAATTTCTGTATTTGGCATAAAGTCATCTGACCTAAAGCCTTCATTATTAAATCTACATGTAACATTAGTAACTTTTTCTGTAGTTTTATTATTATAAAAATCTTCTAATGCCATTGGCTTTTGTAAATCATTAAAAAATAAAAGTCTCATTGATTTATCATCAAAACTAAAAAGGCCATTAGGACCATTTAAAATGGCATCATCTATAAAATTATTATTATTAATATAATTATATATATGATTTGGGTTTGCTGACATGTCCTAACTCCTTTATTTTTGTTAATATATAAAATTATTTTTTCTATAATCTTTTTTAAGTTTTTTTAACAAAAACCATAGTTTTATTTTTTTAATTATTTTTTTCATGCTTCACCTGTAGAATTTATCATTTCTCTCATATTATGATACCAATGTGGTAGTGAATACCTTGATCCTCTTGTTATTGGATACACTTCATGAACATATAAAAAATTAGAAGGGAAAAATATAATGCTGCCTGCTGGGGGTTTAATTTTTACATTAGAGTTTTGAAATTCTATTTCTCCTCCTTCATAATCATCATTTAAATAACTTACAGTTGATAATATTCTACTGCTAACGCCGTGGTCTTGATGCGCTGGCAAAAATCCGCCTACCTCATATCTCAATAAATGAATGCTAAATTCTCTATTTTTAATATTTTGTCCACAAAAAGGATACAGTGTTTTTGAGTAATGTTCTGTTGCAGCGTCTAAAGAATCATACAATCTTTTTGAAATGCTGTATTGTTCGTTAAAATAATAATCATTTTTATTTATTTTATCTACTGGTGGAAGAAATTTTTGCCAGCAAAATGTGCTACCATTATCTGACCAATCTATCCATCCTTTAACATCAGTATAGTTATCTTTATGCTCTTTATTTAAAAATTTTTGATCTAAATTATTTACATCATCAATAATTTTATCTGGTTCTGGAATTATGTTCTTGTATAAAACTAAGCCTAAATCTAAAACTTCATAATCAATCATTTTTCCACCTATTGTTTGCGGTAGCACCCCATATAGCCCTTTTGCCTTGTTCTAAAAAGTCTGGATCAATATGCTCAGGCAAACTGGTATGCATGTATAACGCTGTATGCCTTACACCAGTTTTAATAGTTGTGACACCATGAATGTACTCTGACCCAGCGCTTGGAAAAAATACTGCAGAAAATTTTTTAGGAGAGTATTCAAAGTTTTGATTTGGAAAATATATTTTTCCTCCAGTATATTCGTCATTTAAATATATTATAGTACTCCACTCGATAAAAGGCTCAGGATCTTGTGCGTCTATATGTAAATCACCTTTTGTTCCAGGGGTCCATACAGAGCCAAATGCTTTAAAAATATATATATCATTTACGAAGCCATTTAGTTTTTTATGCATTTCATTAGATTTGTGTCCATATTTATTTAACATTTTTATAACACGAGGATTATATGGAAATGCAGTCCCTCCATATCTTTCGTTATAATATTCTGGATAAGGATTTACTTCTGATGGATTTCTTTGCTCTTCTATTAAAATATTAGCATCTTCCTCAGTTATAAAATTTTCTTCTATGTGAATTCTATGCATATATACCTCCAATATTATTATACACTATGTTATTTCTACTCCTTTATAACCATTTAAATATCTTGGTTTTTCTAAATTTTCTATGCTAATCTTAAAATTTGGATATAAAACATCATCTATTTGATAAGGAATTGGAGATATGCTATTTACACTTATC